TACTTGCCCTCACTGCAACGATGGTGAGGCAGAAGCATTGTATGCTGTTGATGACAAGATACAGTGGTTCTGTAACGAGTGTAGTGCTGAGTGGTTAGAAGAACCAGTACTGTACGAAGTAGTAACACGTCAGCAGCAGTGGATGCTAGAAAACTATGGTGAGGAATGATTGATCTAATCATGTATGGAATCATGGCTGGTCTGTTTGCAGTAGCAGTCTATGGTTACTTCACCAACTTAGAAGAAGTTGTTGGTAAGCAGATGATCCTTATGATCCTACTGGTACTAACAGGTGTAGTAGGTATACTAGATAGTAATCTTTAGGGGGTGTAGGCATGAGGGGAACTTTAGAAACTCAGTTGTCTCTGGAACAGGAGATGATTACAGCAGGTATCGACAGGTACAGGAAGACAGTTGACAAGGCTGTAACAAGTAAGGCAGAGTCAAGAACCCAGCATGGACAGGCAATCGTAGCACGTACAGTGACTGCTGTTGCTGATGGCATCAAGGAATTTATCTTGACACCCAAGTCAAACAGGGATATAACCTACAAGTACGTCAAGGACATGGACGTAGAGGAAGTAGCTTTCCTGTCTCTGATTACCCTGATTGATGGTATCTCCGTGCGACAGGGGCTGTTGTTCTTGGCTAACAACATTGGCTCTGCTCTGGAGATACAGGACAGACTAGACAAGTGGATAGCAGAAGAAGGTTCAGTAGCTAGTAACACCATCAAGCTTGCCCTGAAGAAGGGCGTGGGTGCTAGACGCTACGGCCTGACACACAAGATGAATAAGGACGGACACAAACACACAGAGTGGAGTAAGTCTGATCGCATCCACGTAGGCTGTCGAATGGTGGACGTAATTGTACGCACCACAGGACTGATAGAACTAGAGAAGCAACGACTAAAGAAGACCAAGACTACCACCATTGTCAAGGCTACCAAAGAAACCGAAGAGTGGATCAGGGGTTTCAATGAGTACGCTGAGACTGCAAGGCCACGCTTTGCACCCTGTCTGATAGTCCCAAAGGATTGGACTAACGTGACAGGTGGTGGATACTACAGTGATTATATACCTGAGTTACCAATCGTGAGGCGCAGATGAGTGTAGGCAAACAGTTACGCAGACTAAGCGAAGTAGACTTGAGTGAAGAGTACTCCTGTCTGAACGCACTCCAACGCACAGCATGGGCTATCAACCAGCCAGTGCTTGACGTAATCAGAACAGCATGGGACAATGGACAAGAGTGGGGCAAGCTACCAGCTAGGGATGACCTGCCCCTGCCTAACTACCCATTCGACAAGGAACCTAAGGAACTGGTTGGGGAAGAGAGGGAGGATTTTCTTGCATGGTCACGCAAGCGAAATGCTATCTACTCCTTTAACAATCGTAGCGTGAGCAAGAGAGTACAGGTTGAACGTACACTGCAAGTAGCAGAAGAGTATGCACAGCATGATGAGTTCTATTATGTCTGGCAGAATGACTTCCGTTCTCGCAAGTACGCAAGCTGTACCTTTCTCTCTCCTCAATCAGCAGACTGGAGCAAGTCCCTCCTGACTTTCAGGAACGGAGTTGCTATCAACAACTGGGATGACGCACGATGGTTGTGCATCCACGGTGCTAACCTGTATGGCAATGACAAGGTTACACTCAATGAACGTGAGGGTTGGGCATGGAACATCTCTGATGAGATACTACGTGTAGCTGATAACCCTTACGACAACCAGCTATGGCTGGAAGCTGACAAGCCCTACCAATTCTTAGCGTGGTGCTTTGAGTTTGCTGGTCTGATCCGGCAGGGCTGGGGGTTTGTGTCTAACCTACCTGTCAGCGCAGATGGTAGCTGCAACGGCTTGCAGCACCTGTCAGCTATCCTACGCGACAATCGTGGGGCTAGGGCTACGAATCTACTACCAGCCCCTGTGCCTCAGGATATTTACAGTGAGGTAGCTGATGAGACACTAGCACGTATCAAGAAGGACAGCCACGACATGGCTAGAAAGTGGCAGGAGTTTGGCGTCTCTCGTAAGATTACCAAGAGGCCAGTAATGATTGTACCTTACTCAGGAACCAAGCACTCTTGTCGTTCCTACATTGAGGAAGCGATGGAAGAACAGATAACAGACACAGGGTTCAACCCCTTTGGTGATGACCTGTTCCCTGCCAGCGTATACCTCTCCAACTATGTGTGGGACGCAATCAGTGACGTGATTGTATCTGCCAGTAAGGTGATGGACTACATCAAGAGCATAGGAGATGTGTATGCAGACATGAATAAGCACATGGAATGGGTGACACCTACAGGATGGGTGGTGCTACAGTCCTACAACAACACCACAACCAAGCGCATCAAGACCCACATCAATGGTGAGGTAGTCAAGCTCAACATGCTGGAGGAGCAGTCCACAGTATCGAAGAGGCGAACAGGTACAGGCAGTAGTCCAAACTTCATCCACTCTCTGGATGCTGCTGCCATGACCAAGACTATCAACCAGTGCAGAGGGTACAACATGAATGACTTTGCAATGGTACACGACAGCTATGGCACTCACAGTACACACATGCCAAAGATGTCCAACATCATACGCGAAGAGTTCGTGAAGATGTACGAGGAGCATGATGTCTTGACGGAACTCAGGGACCATGCTATACACTTGCTAGGCACAAGGGACATCCCTTTGCCACCAGCGATGGGTGACTTAGACATACGCAATGTACTACATTCTGAATACTTCTTTGCATAGTCCTAAAGTACCCCTATTGCCTTTTAACAGAAAGCTGAAGGAGATAAGATGCTTTACATTAAAGGAACGGCTCAATGGGCGAAAGTTTTTGAGCCAGATACTAAGTTTGTTCCAGAAGGTCAGTACTCAATCAAAGTAGTTGTACCAGCAGAACAAGCAGCCGAAGCGTGTGAACAACTAGACAGCATGGCACAAGCCAAGCTTGCTGAAGTTGTCAAGGAGCAGCCTAAACTCAAGGCAGTCCTGTCCACGTCACCTGCCTATCAGGTTGAATACGATGATGACGGAAACGATACAGGCAATGTCGTATTCAATGTAAAACTCAAGGCAGTCATCACTCGCAGGGATGGCACTAAAGCCACACAGAAACCACTTGTTGTGGATGCCAAGCGTACTCCGATGGATGGCTCAACCCTCATTGGTAATGGCTCTACTGTGAAGGTAGCTATTGATACCTATCCTTACATGATGCCAGCAACCAAGACTGTTGGCGTTTCCCTACGTATGAAGGGTGTACAAGTCACAGACCTCGTACCCTATGGTGCGTCTGCTGCCTCTATCTTTGACGAGGAAGATGGTTATGTGTCCAGCGCAGTAGCCAAGGACGATAACGCTGACGTGTTCAACGAGGAAGATGGCAATCAAGATGTCGAAAACGAAGGGGACTTTTGAAGAGGCCGTGCTTTCTGACTTAGATAGTAGAGGCGTTCCATACCTGTATGAGCCAGATAAGCTGGCCTACTACGTGGAACGTCACTACATCCCTGACCTAAAGCTAGGCACTATGATAGTGGAACTGAAGGGGTACTTCAGGCAAGACAGCCAGCGTAAGATGAAGGCAGTCAAGGCACAGTACCCTGACATGGATGTACGCTTTGTATTCCAGAAGGCTAGTGCCACTATTCAGGGAGCTAAGAAGAGAAAGGACGGCACTAAAATGACGTGCGCTGAGTGGGCAGACCGTAATGGCTTTGTCTGGAGTGAAGGTACTATTCCTGAGGAGTGGTTGACATGAGTATTATTGATACAACAGAAGAGATTGTATCAGAGGTAGACTTGCAAGCTGAGTTTGGCAAGGATGGGTTGAGTTTCTCTATCTTTGTAGATGAAGCAGAGTTCCATGAATCAGTGGACTTTGATGACATGGCCTACCTCATGGTACATGATGAGGACAAATATCCTGACCCTACCCTTATTAGGATCATGGATGGGTTACGCACGATGGCTTCAATCATAGAGGAAGAACTAGATGAGCGACAGCAGCGAGTTCCTTAGGCATGAGCCTTGTCCTCACTGTGGCAGTAGTGATGCTAATAGTCTGTTTTCAGATGGGCATTACTACTGCTTCTCTTGCGAAACATACACCCCTGCACCTGACAATGGAGAGATTATGTCTACGTTTGAAACACAAGATACTATCTTCCTTGACCTAGAGTTCAGGGAACTGAAGAAGCGTGGCCTCTCTCATGACACTTGTACTAAGTGGGGCTATGGGGTATCCACCTACAGAGGACAAACAGTTCAGGTGGCTAACTATCGTGACTGTCAGGGAACACTGAAGGCACAGAAGGTTAGGTTTCCCAACAAAGACTTCTCCGTTGTCGGAGACATCAAACAGGCTGGTTTGTTTGGTGAACACCTGTGGCGTGATGGTGGTAAGTTTGTTACTATCTGCGAGGGTGAGGTGGATGCTATGTCTGTCTCCCAAGCTAATGGTAATAAGTGGCCCACAGTTTCCATCCCCTCAGGCTGCAACAGTGCAAAGAAAGCTATCGGCAAGTCTATCGAATGGCTCAGTAAGTTTGACTACGTAGTTCTATGCTTTGACATGGATGAGGTAGGGCAGAAGGCAGCACAGGAATGTGCTTCAGTTCTACCACCTAACAAAGCTAAGATCGTCAGACTGCCTGAACCATACAAAGATGCAAACGAAATGTTGGTGGCTGGTAAAGTCAGAGAGCTTATTGATTCTCTGTATGAGGCAAAGGTGTTTCGCCCTGATGGTATCGTAGCTGGTACTGAGGTGTGGGACATCATCATGCAGGACGATGACAAGGACTCTGTATGCTACCCCTTTGAAGGTCTTCAGGACAAGACAGGGGGCTGTCGTAAGGGTGAGATCGTCACGCTGACAGCAGGTTCTGGCATTGGTAAGAGCCAGTTGGCACGTGAGTTTGCTCACAACTTTATCAAGCATGGGCAGACGCTGGGCTACATTGCACTTGAGGAGAACGTGAAGCGTACTGCTCTTGGTCTTATGTCCATCGAACTGAACAAGCCTCTACACCTGAGGCAGAACGATGTACCAGAGGAAGAGATGCGTCAAGCTTTTGACGCTACTGTAGGCTCTGGTAGGGTGTACCTCTATGACCATTGGGGTAGTACCGACAGTGACAATCTTCTATCCAAGATACGTTATCTGGTGCGTGGTTGTGGCTGTGACTACATCATACTAGACCACATCAGTATTGTTGTTTCTGGTATGGAAGGTGGTGATGAGCGTAGGCTCATTGACAATACAATGACTAGACTAAGGGCTTTGGTAGAGGAGTTGAACTGTGGCATGATACTTGTGTCACACTTGCGTAGACCTTCTGGTGACAGGGGGCATGAGGATGGCGCACAAACTTCTATGTCACAGCTACGTGGTTCTGCTGCCATTGGTCAGCTATCGGATATGGTAGTAGGCTTGGAACGGAACCAGCAAGACACAGACAATCCTCACGTCAGTCAGGTCAGGGTTCTCAAGAACCGATGGTCAGGCGAAACTGGATTATGTTGTTCACTAGCATACAGCCAAGAGACAGGCCGTATGGTAGAGACTATCTTTGAAGAAGAGGTAGAGGACGACATAGAATTTTAGCTAGTGCGGAGACACAGCATGGATTTAATATTTGACTTAGAAGCAGACAACCTACTAGATGATGCCACAGTAACGTGGTGCATCGTGGCTAGGGATGCTGACACAGATGAGGTACACACCTTTGACCCCGACAGTATCAACGATGGACTAGAACTACTCAGTAAAGCTGACACCTTGATTGGTCACAACGTCATTGACTATGACTTGCGACTGCTCAAGAAGCTACACGACTTTGAGTATGATGGTCATGTCCTTGACACATTGGTATACTCTAGAACT